CGGTCATCTCTTCCATGAGGGTAGTCGCCATGTCCGCGCGGCGCTTCTTGTCGACGCGGACGCCCCGCTGCATGGCCCAGAGGACCGGCCAGAACAGACGGTGCTGGAACGCATCGACCTTCTCGAGGCCCATCTTCTTGATGGCGTCGGCAGAGACCTCTCCGACCTCCCGCGTGCGCACGCAGTCCTCGCAGTTGTAGGACCACAGCTGGTCCTCTCCGACGTTCTTCTCCCAGGTCTTGCCGTCGTCCTTCCAGTAGACGTAGTGGTCGCAATACATCGAGGCCTGGAAGGCGAGGGACTTCTTCAGTCCGGAGAAGCAGGAGTGGTGGGAGATCATCGTATCCTGGCCGACGCGCGGGACGAAGTGCCAGTGGCGGTGCGTGTACTGGCAGTCGTACAGAAGGTTCTGGCCACGCACGAGGACGTTCTTGTGGGTCAGGAGAAGGTAGAGCGAATGGATGAGAGCAGCTTCCTCGTCCAGGCTCCAATACCCTTCTCTGTTTTCGACGCACATGAAGGGGATGGAGATGGCCTCGGTTCGAGACCAAGATATGCCTGCGCAGGCGATATGCCCGGCACGGGTTTCCAAGTCAAAATCGAGCCATAGCGGTTCAGCTGAAGAGCAAACAATGCTTTGAAGCGCTGCGATCTGGCCTTGCGCTCTCTCAAAGCTCGGCCTAAGCGTAAACTGCCAGCTAGGTACATTCGAGTACTCCTTCGTTGCGCGCTCCCGCGCGGCGCGCTTCAGGTCGAGGACTGCGGTGGCGCGGAGGGACCACTCGCGGAGGACTGCCGCAGGGTTGACTGTGGGGATAAGCTTCCACTGCGCAAGTGCGCCGTCGGCGCTGCGGACTTGGAGCTGCGATCCCCTCCACTTCAGGACGCCCCACGCTCCTGTGAGGGCCCACATCGGCGTGCCGCCCAGGGTCACGATGATGTTCGGCTGGACGAGGGAGATTTCCTTGAGAAGCCTCTCATAGGCCTCGACGAAGATGGGCAGGACGTACTTGTCCCTGAAGGCAACGTGCTTGTGCGTTATGTCCTTCTTCTTGATGGCGATCCAGGTCTCCGCCTCGCCCTGCTGCGGATGGGAGTTGAATAGGTTGGTGCAATAGCACTCAGACCGCATGATCCCCGCTTCGTGGAGCATACGGTTGAGTTCCTGGCCGGAGGCGCCCTGGAAGGGGGCGAGGCGCTGAGCCTCTTCGTAGCCCCAATACTCTCCGACAAGCATGATTCGCGCGGGGGTCGGGCCTTCCCCCATGCGCGTCGCGAGGACCATATCAGCAGCCCGGAGAAAAGACGCCAGACCACTCGTTGTGAACGTACCAAGCGTTCGCCGGAAGGTTTGTCTCTACCATGAGACGCAGCCCAGACTTTGTTGGGGAGGAAAGTTCTTGCCCAACCTTTATGTTATCTACACCAACCACTAGCGTTCTCTTCTCTTTTCCGTACAGTCGAGAAAGGGCGTCCTCGAGAGAAGTCTCCGACAGGTCGCAGTCCACTGTTACTCTGGTAAGCAGCATGATGTGTCCTCCGCTGTCAGACGGCTATGTCTGTCAGGGTAGGAATGTGAGCTTCCTTCGGCACACCGCCAGTCAGGACTTCCCTTGGCATCCGGTTCTCGTGCACGAGGGCCTTCATGAGGATGAGGTAGTTAATCATGTCGTCGAAGCGGCTCTCGATCGGCTCGCTCGTCGCGCGCTCTGGCTCGCGGACGAAGGTGGCGATGGAGTCGTAGTGCTTCGAGGCGTAGATGAAGGCTACCTTGAGCGGGCTCGCGCCGGTGAGGGCGGCTCCGCGCTTGAAGTTGGCGAGTCTGTCCTCGTTGCAGGCGTACTCGGCACCCTTCACGACGAGGAGCTGTCGGCAGGACTCGACTGTGCTCTCGAAAAGTTTTGCAAAGAGATCTTGGTGCATGATGTTTCCTCGAGTTGGTGAACTTGGGATGAATCTTCGTGGAAGAAAGGATGTGGCTGCCACGCCCAGATGACAGAGTGGGCCGTGCGCCCCGCGAGAAGGCCGGCCTTGTAGAGGAGGCCTTGGTCGTGGAGGAGGTTCAGGACGCGGGCGAGCGGCATCGTTGCGTGCCGAGGGTCCTTGAACCCCAGGCGTTTGGACAGACCCTTAACGGTATCCGGCCTGACCATGATGGCCTTGATGGTTGCAGCCATCAGGTCGAATCCGCGCGGCGCCATAACGCTACCCCCTGTAGTGGCTAAGGTAATAGGTCCTGTAGCCTTCGTGCAGCGATTCCATGCGCCTTAGGGTCTCGCTCAATACCTGTGGCACGGACCTTAAGGCCGTGTGCAGCAGGAAATATCGGACCGCTTCCGCAGAAGGGGTCAAGACAAAGATCGCCCGGAGCCGCGGATCTGGACAGTAGCTCGGCAAATAGGGCAACGGGCTTCTGCGCTGCGTGTCCAAGGTTGTCGTCGGGAGGGCAGGTAATGACGTCGCCCGCGAGCTTGAGGGCCTTCTTGTTTCCTTTGACGGCATAGAGGATTGTCTCATACTTGCGTTGAGGGCCCTGGTCTGGCCACGGCGCGCGGAAAGCTGCGGGCTTGTACCAGATCAGGGGCGTGCGAAAGACCTTCCACCCTGCGTCGGTGAAGCGGTCCTTCAGGTGGGCGAACCAGTCAATGTCGCAGAAGACATAGGCGTGGGCTTCGGGGCGCGTGACGGAGAAGAGGAGGTCCGGCAGCTCGTTCATGATGAGGAGGAAGTTCTCCTTCGAGTCGGAGTAGCCGTGCGCGCCGCCCAGGATTGCACCACCTGCGTCTCCGAACTCGTCTGCGCCCATGCCGTAAGGGGGATCGGTCACGACGCAATCGTAAAGGCCTGCGCTCTGTCCCATCAACTCGAGGGAGTCGCCGAGGTGGAGGGTGTGGTCCTTCGCGGAGAAGGTCTTCCCGATCGTCTCGGAGAGGCGAGAGGACTTCGCTGCCTGTTCCTTTCGGATGAGGAGCTTGAAGGCCTCGTCGGAGGACTTCGCCGCGCGGACTTCCGGGTCGTCCAGGTGGCGCGCGAGGATGAGTTCCTTCTTGGTCTCCGTGTGGTTCCAGCCCTCGGCCGAGTCCCTGACCTCGAGCGCAATGTCGGCGACGGAGGGAGGAGCCTCACCCTTGAAGTTCGCCTGGGCTGTGCGGAGGCGCATCAGCTCGGCGGTCGCGCGGGCGCGGTCCTGCCACGTCAGGTCTGATCGTCGAATGTTCTCTTCGATCTCCGCTTCGAGGGCGTCAATTTCGGAGAGTTCTCCGAGCGAGGTATATGGCACCATTCCCCGAGGGACTTCAGCTCCGTCGTAAGTGAAACGACCACCCAACTCGAATATATCTCTGATTGCTCTAAGCCTACGTTCACCAGCAACGAGTGTGTAGGACTCACCTTCCACTCGCAGGACAGGTGCATGGAGGAGGCCCCTTGCCTCGATAGACTCCACGAGTTCGCGGAGCTGGCCTTCGTCAAAAGTGCGCCGAGTTCGGTTAGGAGCGACTCGGATAGCCTCAATGTCGACATAGTTCCTCACTCCTCTTCCTCCTCGTCGTCATCGTCCTCCTCCTCGTCGGGAGGGGGCGCTTCCGCTACGTCTTCCGTAACGTCGATGATGAGAGAGGTCTCTTCGTACCACTGCGCCGTCTCTTCGCTGTTGGTCCCCATAACTTCGCCACCTTCGTCGACGATGTAGAAACGATACTTGGCCTTCACTGACATATCTGTTCTCCGAAAAGGGATGGGGGCCGAAGCCCCCTGGGTTTAGATGCGTGTCACGCCTTCGATGCGCTCGACGGCTTCGCCGTTGTAGACCTCGTGTCCGATCTTGACCTTGATCGGGCGCCCCTGCATCTTGCGAGCAGAGAACGCATCGCCCGGCTTGTTCATGTCCAGGGCGTCGCGGTAGCGGCGCAGCCCGGAGTTCTTGCCAGGGCCGGTGTCGATCGTGCCGCCTTCGTTCAGGTCCAGCATGATCGAATCGGTCAGCGTGAGGGTGGGATTGGTGAGGCCGAGCTGAGTGACGACGGCGGACGGGACTTCGATGGCGAGAGGGACAACGTACTTCATGCCCGACTTGCCTTCCGACTTGCCGCCCGGCCGACCAGTCCAGGTCTCGGCGCGGACTTCACCCACGACTGCGGTGTAGTCTCCGACGGGAAGAGGCGGGCGGCGGACGAGTGGCGCGGAAAGTTCGACGTCGAGAAATGCTGTTGGGTCAAAGGGAGTGCTCATTTGCTAGGTTCCTTGGTTGAGGGAGAGTTTGGCAGACGGCCGGTCTGCTAGCGGTGTTAGGTTAGAGGAAGGTCTCGGGCGCCGGAAGAGCTGAACTGTCGGACCCAGGGAGCTCCCTGGCGATAGAATGGAATGTCTCCGCGAAGGCCTTCGCTGCATTCGATGATGATTGGGTGCTCCTCTGAGAATACGATTCGATCTTCTGGACGAGGAACGTAGACAAGCGTTCCTCCCCAAGCATTCAGGGCGAACTCGATGATCGAGTTGCCGTCCTGGCGAAGGATGCGGACGAGCCCCGCTGCCGACTTCTCGCCCACGCCAAGCAGGTTTATCCCCTGGATGTAGGACTCTCCGCCGTAAAGTGGAGGGCGGAAGGTAGGGAGGATTGTGGGAAGCGCCTCCGTCGGCTCGTAGAGGGGGAGTAGCTCCGCGATTTTCGGCGCAGCCACTATGCCCATCAAGGCGGCAAGGAAGGAACGACGCCTCACGCAACGGCCCTCTTAGACCACTTGTCCATGATTTGAGAGAAGTCCGGCGGGATCTTCGAGGCGATGGGGAGGTAGCGCGTCTTCGTATCGACGTTGGTGGAGGCGGTGTCCCAGTACCAGTTCGTGCCCTCCTTCACGCAGTAGATGACCTCGGAGAAGAGTTGGGGGATCTCGTCTGCGAGCGCGCGGCCGATCGCCTTGGTCATTAACTGGGTAGATCCGGTGACCTCGTTCACCTGGCGCGCAACGTGCGCGGTGATTACGAAGGTGCACTGGAGGCTCTGCGTCATGAAACGCAGCCAGTTCAGGAGGTTGTTCTGCGCGACTTGGTAGTCAGGTTGGGAAGCGACAGGCTTGTTCCCGGTGACCATCTTGAAGCAGGCAGTCGCTGCCTCCGAGAGGGAGTCGACGCCGAGGACTCTGCGATTCGACCACTCTCCGATGTTGCCGAACTTCTTTCCTGTGCGGTCATCTGGGAAGTCGGAGAGGACTGTGAGGAACTTCTCCCAAGGATTGTTCGTGGCGCGGTTCGGGTCGATCGTCTTGGCGAGGGACTCGTAGGAGAGGATGCCTACGTTCTTCGCCCCCGCGATGAGGGAAGCGAGGCCGAGCGGGGGAGTCTTGACGACGTGCCAGTGGAGGTTCGAGGGAACCTCGCGGCCCTTATCAGTCCAGTATCCGAGGAGGGTCTCGAGGGAGTTCTCGGTGTAGACGATGAATACTTCGATCGGCGGGGACTGGCGCGCGGCCCAGTCAACAAGTGTCCCCATCGAGTAAGACTTCCCTGTGCCCGAGGGGCCTTCCAGGAGGACCTTCGGTCCAGCCAACGAGGGTGGAATAACCAGATTGGTGCTGTCCTGACTCATGCTCTATCTCCTTGAGGGCCTTCTGCAAGGCGTTGTGAAACTCGTGCTTGATGGCTTCGGGCGGCCAGTCGGCGTCGAAGGCAGTGGGGTCTTCGAGCCAGTAGGGCGAGCCAGCGAGGCTGCCGTCCGTGCCACTCTCCGCGTGGTACGGGCAGCGCCGCGCGACTACGTTGTGATAGGAAGCAAAATGGTCGACGATGACCTTGCCCCAGATCTCGCTGCACTTCGGGCAGAAGTAGGCGTAGGAAGGGCGGATCGAGAAGCCTTCGACAGTGCGGTAGTGGGACTGGACCGGGCGCGCACCGAGGACCTTGCCGCGCACGATGAAGACTTGGGCAGTCATACCGGCTCCTCGATGATGGGGATCTCGATGCGATGGACTGGGTCCCAGCGGCGGCGCTCGAAGTCGGCGCGAAGCCAAGTGTCGGCGTCCTGGGACAGGCAGACCTTGCGGAAGATGCAGCCGCCGTAGGAATTGCAGGACTCGTCGAGGTTGTAGGCCCACTGGCCGGACTTCCAGGAGAGGACCATATCCTCGAGGTTCCGCATGACTTCGTTGTACCAGCGGTCGATCATCCAGGAGGGGCGGTAGGTGATCGCCTGCTGCGTGTCGAACTTGGTCTTGAGGATGGAGGTTCCGCGGACGAGGAAGCCCTGAAGGTTCAGGCCGCCCTTGTTCGCGCCCCAACAATAGGCGGTGAACTGGCTGCGGAGGTCCCACTGCTTCGACCACGAGGCGCCGAGGGAGGAGGTCGTCTTGTCGTCCTCGCCGAATGCGCCGCCCGCGAAGTTCACGATCATGTCGAAGCGACCGGAAAAGAGGATCGGCTGCCCCGTTACGGGATGAGGGAAGTCGAGGGGCTCGACGAAGGAGAACTCGATGGCACGCTTGCCGGAGGGGAGGACGATGGGCGCAGCGATTGTTGGGTCGTCCATGCGGTACTGCGACATGGTGTACTCGAAGGCTGCGGCCATCCGATCGGCGGACTTGGGGGAGTCCTCGGGGCACTCGAACGAGCCGTAGGCCTTGAGGAGGGCGCCCATGCCGCGCGCGATCGCTTCCTCCTCGGACTCGCCATTGTCGTAGAAGGCTTTCCGCGCGACCTCGAGGCCCTCGGCGAAGGCTTTTCCCGCGTGCAGGTGGACGTTTGGCATCTTCGGGCGCCAGTGGTGGAGGTACTCCAGCTCGAACTTGCGACCGCACGCGCGGAAGGTGGAGATCATCGTCGAGTCGACGACTTCGGGGAATGGAGGTTGTGGCATGATGGCTCCTAAGAGGCGAGTTGGATCTTCGTCTGGAACGCACCGCACCAGTGGTCTGGCTGGACCGCAGGCCACCCCGCGAGGCCTTGGGCGCCGAGACGCTGCTGTCCCGCGATAGCTGGTCCGGGAACGGGGGCGAGGAAGTATGTCAGCTGTGGCGGGTGCGCGCGGCACTCGAGCTGCTGTTCGGTGCGCTCAGCGAAGCGGCAGTTGGCGCACTTTCCGAAGTTGAAGCTGCTCATATGTCACCTATTTCGGAAAGGAGATCGTCTGCGTTCGGGATGACCTTGGCGGCCTTCTTCGCGCGGGACTTGTCGGATGCGGCAGAGGCGCTGACACGCCCCTCGCGGAGGGCCTGGACAGCCTCACGCATCTCGTCGATGGTCAGGGTGCCCTCCTCGGCCTTCTTCCGCCAGATCAGGACCTTGGACTGAAGTTCGGGGGTCATGCGCGCCTCCCATCCCAGCCGATGGCGAGGAGCTTGTTGCGTACTTCCTCGAGGGCTGTGATCTTGGCCTGGGCTTCGGCGCGGATCTTGGAGATGCCAGCATCGACCGACTTGACGGCATCGGCAAAGATCTCGTTCGGATACTTGTCGATCGTGAAGGAGATCTCTGCGGTGCCGATGCGGAACCAGCCGTA